TGGCAACAGTGCGGGCGTAGTTGAAGATAATCACTGCTTTTAGCGGAGTTTGAGATGGCTGAGAATAAGCAATTTTTGTTGAAGAAAGACTCTGAGCAGTCAGTGATTACTTACACTCAGAAGGCTCACGAGCTGTTGCTCAATCAGTTTTCAATGCGCACCAATCTTGAGTTGATTGATCGTTACTACATGCGTGAGTGCGATTGGACGACTGAAAACTATAAAGCGCGCATTGCTAATAGGCTTGGCGACAAGCGGAAAATGCAAGATGTCACAGTTCCTATTATAATGCCGCAAGTTGAGTCTGCGCTGGCTTATATGGCGAATGCGTTCTTAACAGGATATCCTATCTTTGGTGTTAGCAGCGATCCTGCGACTGAAGATGCGGCACTGCAGATGAGCACCATTATTGCCGAGAATGCAATCACTGCTGGCTGGGTGCGTCAGTTGATGATGTTCTTTCGGGATGGTTTGAAATATAATCTTCACGGTGTAGAGTGTGTTTGGCAGCAGCGCAACGTTGCTACTGTAGAGACTGATATCAACAGTCCTAACAATGCGCGGCCCAAAACTACCATCTGGCAAGGCAACGTTCTTAAGAGGATGGACCTTTACAATACTTTCTTTGATCCGCGTGTACATCCTGCTGAGATTCACACTGAAGGTGAGTTTGCTGGATACATGGAACTTTATTCGCGTGTGCGACTGAAGAAGTTGATCAATGAATTATATGGTAAGATTCCTGCAGCAACTGCTATCAGAGCTTTTGAGTCCGGGCCGTCGCCAGTGGCAGCGGGCGGCAGCGGCAATCCTTTTGCCTATTACACCCCTCTTATTAATCCTTATCCAATCATGAACCGTAGTTCTGCTCAAGGCTTCGATTGGATGCAGTGGGCGTTGAACAGCAAAGATCCGTTGTCGCAAGGGCTGCGGTATAAGAACATTTATGAAGTGACAACTCTGTATGCGCGCATTCTTCCTAGCGACTTTGGAATGCATGTACCTGAGGAGAATACTCCGCAAGTGTGGAAGTTCTTGATCGTTAATGGCCAGGTAGTTCTGTTCGCTGAACGCCAAACTAATGCGCACAACTTTCTTCCTATCTTCTTTGGGCAGCCGTTGGAGGATGGTCTTGACTATCAAACTAAGAGCTTTGCCAGCAACGTCATGGATATGCAAGATATTGCATCGTCTATGTGGAATGGTTACATGGCTAGCAAGCGGCGCTTGGTTGGCGATCGTGTTCTTTATGATCCTCTCCGCGTCAGAGAGAAAGATATTAACTCAACCAATCCGGCAGCTAAGATTCCAGTGCGCCCAACTGCCTATGGTAAGCCGGTCGGCGAAGCTGTTTATCAATTTCCTTTTAGGGACGAACAAACTAATTCTTTGCTTGAAGGCAGCGATGCGGTTGTGCGTTTCGCTAATCTTATAAACAATCAGAACCCAGCGCAGCAAGGGCAGTTCGTCAAAGGTAATAAGACGCTGCATGAATACGAAGATGTCATGGGTCACGGCAATGGTCATAACCAGTGCATGGGCATTATGGCTGAGGCGCAAGTTTTCACTCCAATGAAGGAGTGCGTTAAGCTCAACATTTTGCAGTTCCAACCTTCTGATGTTATCTACAATCGCGAAGAGAATCAGCAGGTAACAATCAAGCCGGAAGATTTGCGCAAGGCTGCTGTGCATTTCAAAGTTTCTGACGGTATGTCACCCGAAGATAAGCAGATGAGCACTGATGAATTCCAGACTGCTTTGCAAGTCATTGGTTCTTCGCCGCAGCTCTCCAATGGTTACAATATTGCGCCGCTCGTTACTTATATGTTCAAACTGCGTGGTGCTGATTTGCGGCCGTTTGAGAAGTCTCAGTTGCAGCAAACTTTGGAACAACAACAGCAGCAGTTGATGGGAGTTCTGCAGATGGCTGCGGAGAAAGGTACGCAGTTGCCTCCTGAGATTGGAAAACAGTTGCAGCAAATTCAACAGCAACTTCAGCAGATTGCGCAACAGTCTCCAAGTCCGGCGCCGTCTGCAACTTCCACAGCGCTTGAAGCGACGCAAGGTAACAGTGGTTCCAGCGCAGCTACCAAGCAAGGTGTTCAACAACAGCAAGCGCCGCAACAAGGTGGCGCACCTGCGCAGCAAGGAGGTAAATAAGAATGGCTGAAATCAAAGAAACTCCTTTCACTGGATGGGAGTTCACTGAGGATGAGATTGCGATTGCTACCAACCTTCCTGACCTCAATCGTAAGTTCATTCAGAATGAATTGGCAATTGCTGCTACCGAGCGTGCGCTGTTGCCGTTTGATCCTAACAATCCGCTGAAGTTTCAGATGGAAGCGGAGTATCTTCGCGGTAAGCTTGACATTCTTGCTTACATCCTCAATCGCAGTGATGATGCGAAAGCTGAAGCTATTGCGCAACTTGTGCGGTCTGCCGAGAGTCAGAACAACTCTTGAGTTCAATAAACTACATTCCTAAGAGGAGATGAATCATGGGTATTATGGATATGTTTAACAACGTTGCTAACAAGCTCAGTGGCGCTCCTGCTGCGACGCCGCCTAATGACATGTCTGGCACCAATCCTACCATTCCTGGTAATGACACTGCAAGGCCAAATGGTAATGGGCCTGCCGCTTTTCCAGATGCTTCTGGCAATGCTGGCGATAAGTCCCCGCTTGCAGGTTTTGAGGATTTGTGGCAAGCTGCTGACACTGATGCAAAAGCTCCAGGTTCTCTAGTTCCAAAGATGAACGTGGATCACGCAGCGTTGATGAAGGCAGCTCAACAGGTTGATTTCGCGAAAGTGATTTCTCCTGAAGTGCTACAGAAAGCAACGAGTGGTGATACAGCAGCTTTTGCTCAGGCAATGAATTCAGTAGCCCAAGCTTCTTTCGCTCAGAGCGCTGCTGCAACTGCAAACATTGTTGAGCAAGCTCTGCAACGTCAGGCTAAAACTTTCAGTGAGGAAGTTATGCCTGACATTCTGCGCCGCGAACGCATCAACAATACAATCTCCCAAGAAAATCCTTTGTTTGATTCTCCCGCTGTTTCTCCTATGTTTAACATGGTGAAAGAGCGGTTGGCTCAGAAGTTCCCTGCAGCTTCTTCGCAAGAGATCGCTGCTAAGGCGAAGGAATACATGACTGGTTTTGCTTCTGAGTTTGCAAAGACTCAAGGTAAGACTCTTACGGATACACCGAAAGATTCCGCCCCAGGAACTAGCGGTGGTGAGACTGACTGGGGCATGTTCTTCGGCGTGTCGAATTAATAGGAGTTACCAATGCTGACTCGTCCTTCTGTGTTTGCTGCTGCAGTTTCGCAGCGGCGTCTTGTTCCCGGTGATCTGATGGCCACTGGTGACAGCATTTCTGCGGGTGCTATTAGCACTGCTGGCGCTGGTACTTGGGCCGGTGCTGCCATTGCCACTGGCATCATTTACCGCACTGGCCCTGGGGCTGGTTTCACTGATACCACTGACACTGCTGCGAACATTCTCATCGCGCTTGGCGGCAATGCTCCGGAAGCTGATGCGGTCGTTGGTTTGGCGTTCCGTCTGCGCGTCATCAATACTGTTGCTTTTGCCCATACTTTTGCGGCTGGCACTGGCGTTGTTTCCGGCACTGGCACTTTGAGCATCGCTGCCAGCAATTGGCGTGATTACATTGTCACGGTTCAGAACCAGATGGTTCCGCAGATTTTGATGGCTAACACCACCAATGCTTCTGCTGCTGTGACTTTCGTTATGGCGCCTGGCCAAACTGCCATTCCGTTCGTCGGCAGCAATGGTCAAGCTGGCTCGTTGATGGATTTGATTGGCGCCACTGTTACTGGCACCGGCATTTCCGCCAATACCACTGTCATTGGTGTCACCCAAGGTAACGGCGGTGTCATCGGCGTCACCTTGAGCGCTAACGCCACTGCCACCAACTCCAATGTGGCTTTGACTTTCGGCCCCACTGTTCGCTTCGATAGCATCGGCAGCGGCACTCTGTAAGTTCTGAGCAGAGACTACTCTTAGGAGAGAGCACATGAGCACAGGTATTTTCAACTCTTCGCAGTTCGCTCAGGATTTGGCGCGCAAGTCATTCGCTGGAATGATCACGCGTTTGATGCCTAACGGTACTGCGCCGTTGTTCGGCTTGACTTCGATGTTGTCGAGCGAAACTGCTTTGCAGACTGAGCACGGTTTCTTCACCAAGACCATGTTGTTTCCGCAGGCCACTCTCAGCGCTGCTGGTCAGGCTGTTGGCGACACCACTTTCACAGTTACCAACACCAA